AGCCGGTGTGTGTGCGGATCTGCGCCTTCTCCTCGGGTGTGAACAAAGCCATCGGCTACCTCACTTGGTTGGTGTTTCCGCAGCGCGCACAAGCTCCAAGTGAAGCCCTTGTTCAAGCAGCCGGTCGAGTGTGCCGGGTGGGTAGAGCGCTGTGTCGAACATGCGGCCTACCTTGAACGTCTGCGTGGCGCCGCCCAGGCGGACCAGGCGGGCAGTTGAAACGCGGTACAGGGCCGAGCACCCACGGACGGCTCCGGTGTCCTCTGGCAGCTTCCCAGGCACCGCTGTGAACTGCGCCCGGATGATCTGCTTCTGGTCGAGCGCAGACTCAACCGGGGTGAGTGGTTGTAGGCCGGTGATGGAGTCGAGCGCGCTGTGGTCTGGCTCGGCTGCTGACGCAACCTTGGCCGCCTCTACCGCGTCCATCGGGCGAGTGCGCTGCGGCACGATCGGCGGCGTGATGTTGCCGATGACCGGAGCGTTGAGCGCTGGTCGCGGAGTGCTGGAGCTTTTGGAGTGCTTCGCCATCTGATCCTACCTCTTGAGCAGAGCAGCGCCCTTACGCTTAGCCTTGGGGTTGATCTTCCTGATCTGCCCGAAGACCATTGCGTAGCCTTGGGGGAGTTGGGCTTTGAGCTTCATCGCATCCGTATGATGCTTGACCGCGAGGGCCATGTTTTGCGCGCGTTTCTCGGCTGGTTTCTTGTCGTCTACTCCAGCGCGCGGCTTGAACCCTTCCTGCGCAATCCACAGATGGTGGTAGCCTTTGGCTAGTACATCTCTGGCTTTTTTGACTTTGGGAGGCACCTTCGCTGTGTTGGTGCCCTTCTTTGACTTGGCGGTAAACGGGTACTTGTTTGCAAACCAACGATAGCCCTCAGTACCCTTGGAGGCAGCGTGTGCGAGCAGCGCGTGGTTTGCGGGCAGTGCTTTCTTCGTCATTCTCGATCTCCTGAAACGACTACGGGCGAGTCAGCCTAAGCCAACCCGCCCGTAGAGATTACGCCTCGCCGTGCAGACTAGCTAGGCTCAGCCCTCGCCGTGCATGACGGTGCAGAAGCGCTTGTACCGCGCTGCCCCACCGGTCGCCGCGTCGGTGCGCACCGGCCAGTCACCGATGAACTTCCACGAGGTGGACACCATGTCCTGCAACCGATTGAGCGGGGCACGGATGACCATCTGGATGCGCTCCGAGTTGATCTCGATGCCGTTGTTGGTGATGCGCGGCTCAGCGACCTTGCCGGTGACGCCCGCCTCGGTGATCAGCGCGTTGAGGTCTGAGTAATACTCAAACACACCGCCCTGAGCCGTGAGGAGCGCACGGTGAACAACCATGCCGGTGTCCGTGCCGTCGTTGTACAACTCGGGCGCGAACGGATCGTCGAGGCTGAAGGTCGCCGTGCTGCCGCCAACCACCTTGTCCGGCGTCGGGCATTCCGAGTTGCGCAGGAAGATGATGTTGAGCAACTCACCAAGAGCGAACTCTCGGTACATCACGTAGTCGGGCAACGACGTGTTGAGGCGCTGGAACTCCGGGTCATCGAACACCTGCGAGGCAGACGTGGGGTCCATCTGGCAGTGGAAGCGACGATCCGAGTGGCTCGGCACGTTGTTGCTGTAGAACGAACTGACACCGGAGCGGAAGCCCGCCAGGGTCAGAGTGTCCGCAGCGTTGAGCGAGTCAACCGACAACCCGCCTCCGATGCGCACGATGTTGGATCGGTCGCTGGAGTAGACCGCGCCACGATCCGCCACGTCAGCAACGGATGCCGACAAGGTGAGAACGCCGGGGCCGATCTGATCGCCAGCGGTCGTCGGCGTGTAGGCGACGACGTTGCGCTGCACCGTACCGCCCGTGGTCACGATGTTGATCACGAGTGGGTTGGTCGCGCTGACCGTCTCAAAGCGAACTTGCGAGGCACCAGCCAAGCCGGGGCGACGAGCCGTGGTGAAGCCGTTGAGGCGCATCACCGTGAGGGACGTTGAACCGCCGCCACCGATCGCACCATCGGCCACGGTCCAGCCGCTTTCTGCGGCATTGTACATCCGGTTACGGACGATGCGGTCGAGCGACTGCGCTGACTGCATCCCCAGTTGATGAGCGTTGCGAAGGAACAGATCGATGATCGCCTGCATGCTGGTCGGCATGTGGGTGTCGATCGTGTCGGCGTACTGCTGAAGCTGCGCAGTCCACTGCTCCACTGCGTAGCTGGTCGGAGTCGGATCGACTCCCGGCTGCAACGGACGCATGTTCGGTGGGATCAACCCAGGCGCAGAGAAGATCTGCGTGTCGCCTGTGTTGGCACCCCACGGTTGCGGCACTGCTTCCGAGCGGAACAACTGCATCGGGAACAGAGCGTCGTGGAACGCGCGCTCAAGCAGGTTCTCCTGCACGATCGCACGAACAGCCGGGTCTTGCATGATGATACTGAAATCCATGGTCTTCCTTTACTCCCAGCCGATCGGTGGTTGGTTGCCTTAGTAATCTACGCCGACTCTCAGTGTACGCGCAAGGGGCTAACTCAGTGTGAGTATCCGATGGCTGGATCTTTCGCGCCGTACAGAGCAAGGCGCTTGCGAAACTCCTCTGGGGATAGCTTTCGCGCGTCCACTGTTTTCTCCTCAACATTCACCTTCGGGACGGTCGGTGTCTTCACCGAAGGCCCACCCGCTGTGTGTCCGGTCGTAGTCGGACGCACCTCGGGTTGAAACAGCGCAGGGCGCGTGGCCTTGAGGCCGTCGAAGTACGCGCGCTCATCGAAGCTCGCAAGCTCCTTCTGAGTTGCGGTCTTGAGCTTCGCTCGGACAAGGTGCAGCGCGAACTCAGTGTCGATCACTCCTGCGCGTACTGCTGCCTCACGCAAGCCAGTCTCGGCGCGCATGACAGAGAGCGCCTTGGTGTGCTTGCGCGCTTGGCGTTCGGCCTCGGCGGCGCGCGTGTTCGCTGCGCGCAGTTGAGCTTCCGTGTAGGTCGGAACAACCGGCGCGTCGGCTGGCTTGGCTGTGCGCGCGAGCGGCTTGGTCGGCGCGGGCTTGGTCTTCGCTTTGACGGCGAAGGACACCATGTCCTCGTAGCTCTCAAACCCGTTCGCCTTCGCGTCAGTCTCAAGCTCAGAGAGCATGAGCGCTTTACCGCGAGCGCGTTCCTTCTTCTTGAGGCGAGTGATCGTGTCACTCGGCATCGAGACAAGCGCCTTCTTGGGGTCGCCCTCTGTGGGCTCATCCCCCGCAACGGGCGGCTCTGTGGGCGCAGTCGGGTCCGCAGGCGGTGCTTCCTCGGTCGGCTCGACTGGCGGCTCCGGTGGAGCAACCTCTGCGTCGGCGGCTGCTTGTACAGCGCTGACTGCGTTCGGTGCTGCTGGCGATGGAGTACCCGCTGGCGCGGTCCCCGCTGTAGAGCCCATCGGCCCCTTGGGTTTCAACTTCGTGATCATGCTTGGCCTCTGGTCCTTCGGTACGTTAGTTCCTCGATCTCTTGTCTCCGACGTTTTTCGCCTGTCGTTAGGCGGGTGAGTCAGATCCAACGATTGAAAAACAGAGGTTAGGGTTGACTGCTACCTGATGCTGCCGCGCAGGACCATCCTACGGAGCAGCATCAGGCGGATCGCCTGAGCTTGCAGGGGCTCAGATGAAGTCTTCAAACGCGGCGGTCATCGCCACTTCGGGGCGCGGCGTGTACTCAAGCACGAAGCCCGTGATCGTGTTCGGGAACACGAGGGTCTTGCCGTCGTTGGAGATCGTCGCCACGCCAACCGCTGTTGAGGTGCCAGCGATCAGCGGGGTGCCGCTGACATCCGAGAGGATGTAGGTGCCGACCGAGTTGGCCGTGCCCGACGAGGACACGCGCAGCGTGAGCATCGCACCGATGGCCGGGAGGCCAGCGCCAGACGCGATGGCATCGATGCCGGTGATCGTGGTGGTCGCCGCAGCAGCGAATGCTGCTGTGGTGATGTTCCACGTCGCGGAAGCGGTCGCCGCAGCGACCACGACCTTGACCGGCGCGAACAAGCGCCCCAGGCCGAGCAGACGCAACACGTCCGCGAGGTTGACCGGGTTGGCTTGAGTGAGAATGTCCTGAACCGTCTGCGTTTTCGTCGTCGTCATGTCGCGAACTCCCTCGGGGTGATCCGATGTTAGGCTGAGTGCTTACCCAGAAACAGATTGACCGTTGTGTAGGTGCTCGGCGCGCGTGTCAATGACAGCGCGGTGATGGCGTTCGTCAGCGTGGTCAGCGCCAAGAACCCATCAACCGGGAACGTCTGGTCGGTGCCATCGACCCAGGTGATAGTCACCGTGATCGGCCCACCGATCACAGAGATCATCATGGCATTGACTTCATCGACACCGATGGCAGCCAAGCCCACAGACACGATCGCGTCGTCGTCGAGGATGTACTGCTGGAGCGCCTTCGACACTAGCTGCATCGTAACCGCGATCGGGGCTTCCAACGCAGGCACTCCGCTCGGCCAGCCGGTGAGCGGAGTGGTGTTGTACGAGCCTTCGATGCGGAACGTGTCCATGCGCTTAGAGCTTCACCGTGCAGGGAGCGACCGGACCCATCGGCAGCGTCGGCTTGTCCGGGG